CCTAGATCGGATCATGCGGAAACGCCTACCGGCTTTCCCGTTTGTGACGGTTAAGGGTCCTAGCGCAAGCGGCGCTCCCCGACCTACCACGCGAGTGGCAGGTTCGAGGAGGTCTGCGCGTGCAGTCCCTAGTCGTCGAACTGATCGGCACACCAGAGAGTTGTGGAAGGCTCTCTGGTGCGGTCTGATCTCCTGTGGTCTTGGAACGCGTGTTGGTTCTTGGAAGGTTCGGAAATGGCTCTCTCTGTCTTGTGCCAGAAATGGCTGGCTGGAGACTGCCAAGTCCGTGAAACACATCTGTGGTGAACTCCGCGGATCGGCGCTTGAACAACGCCGGGTCCGTGTCACCCCAGGTGCTTACTTCCCAGGACGGCTGCTTCGATGGCTCGACAAGAGACTCTCTTTGAAAGGAAAACTCGCGTTCTCCCGAGTTGCCCGTGCGCTTCCATGCGCCCCGGAGTCTCTTGTTCGAGCAGCCGTCGACCAACACGTAGAGAAACTCTCCAACAGACACATGACGCCTCTTGCTATGCGGGAGTCGATCGAGCATCATGTCTACACACTGTTGAAGGGTTCGTTCCAAGAATGTATCTCGTTTTCCGTGCCTTCTTCGGCTGCCGCAGTGGTTGAGCGCCCCCGGAAGGAGGGAGGATACAACAGCTTCATCTCGGCCCTTTCTCGTCCTGGTTGGACGAGCCTCCAGAGTGGGTTCAACCCTGGAGGAGGGTCCCGAGTTGCGGCTGCTGATCGCTCTATCCTTGCTCGGGCGTTCGAGCACGCACTCAGCCGCAAGACCCGAAGACTGAAGTATCACTCCTACCCGACTGTCGCTAGTGCCCAGAGGAATCTGGTTCGAGCTACAGCGCTTTGCTTGCGCGAAGCGGCGGGTCAGCGGGTGGTTCATCAAGCTTCGGTTATTGCGGAGCTGGGGATGAAGGCACGGATCATTACCATCCCGCCGGCACACTGCTTTACTCGAGGCGACCTTGTACGACAGGTCGTCTGGAGGGCAGTCCAGGATCGTATTCCTCAGATCCTTCCGTACGCCCCGCATACGGAAGAGGAAATACTCTCGAGACTGGCTGCCTCTCACCATGCAAGCAAGGTCTATCTTTCGGCAGACCTTACTTGTGCTACAGATGGCTTTGGACATGACGCGATTATCGCTGTTTGTAACGGAATGAGGAGGGCTGGCCTGCCTGCCTTCCTCTACTCCGAGCTCCGAGAGTCCCTCGGAGTCGGCGAACAACCGCACTATGTCGAGTACCGTCTGAGCGACATGAGTGAGGCTCAAGCAGTTAGGTGCCGAGCACGTTACGATGTGGTTGAGGGCAAAGTGCAGGTGCCCAAGGTTCGTGGTTCCCTTATGGGAACTCCATGTTCGTTCACGATCCTTAGTCTCCTCAACCACTGGATGAGCGCGGGTCTTGGCCCAGCAAGGATCATCTGCGGAGATGACCTTGCCGCCGTGACTCATCGCGATAACGTGCCTTCCTACAGCACAAGGGCCCGTGCTGTAGGAAGCGAGCTTCATGAGGGAAAGTCGTACCGGTCTAAGATAGGCTTCGTGTTCTGCGAAGCCTATGGCCTCCGGAGCCCGGACGGCCATGCGATTCGTTCCTTTAGACCAGCATCCCTCAAAGAGTTCGTCAGGGAAGGTAATGGAGTCATGAGTCAGCACTCTGTGGACCCAACTTCGTTCAACCGCCTTGCGCGTTGCGCTAGAACAATCTACCGCAAGCAACGCATGGTTGCAATGAAGGCGAAGAGGCCCCCAGAACTCCCCGCCGCACTTGGCGGACTCGGTCACCCTTGCAAGGGGCGTCTCCGAGTTCCTAAGTGGTGTCGAGCGGCGTTGAAGGAGCTCTACCTCTGTGAGAGTGCTGGACACAATGGGCCTCATGACCCAACGAGATACATCCGATCCCTTCAAGTACCAGCTATCCCGTCTTCCAAGGAAGATAGGAAGCTGTTGAACACACTGGTAGACCGTATCCGCGCGCATGTCGATGACAAGGCATGCGAATACCAGCCTGGAGATATGTTCATTACTAACCGTGACCAGAATGCGTACGTCTCTATGAGCGCAAATCTGGAGTATATTTACAGCGGTGGTAAGTA